AAGGATAGCCGATCCATTCACGTAGTGTAAGAAGAGAAGTAGAAATAAAGATTTATACCTATGTTTTTTATATGAGGATAAAATAGAAGATGAGTGATCTGCCCATACGTATAAAAGATTTCAAAGTGTCAGATTCTTGGATGAATAAACTACGTAAAATTGTAACTCCTTTTAGTTACCAATTTTGGTTAACTATTTTCTTATTTGTTAGCTATCGATTACTAAATAAATATATCATTTCCAATTTTATTATTAATATTATCTACTTTATTATGTGTTTGATTATTTTGTTCTATTAACTCCAATACACTTAAAGGTATAAATTGATCTAGCTATTAAGCAAATATAAAGCTAAATTAATTATGGGTGTTCCACGTATTTTTCAATGGATCGTAAAGAAATATCCACAAACCTTTATGAAAGGAGCTAAGTCGGGTTGTTCCTATTTGTGTTATGACGTTAATGGTCTATTGCATCCATGTGTACGAAAGAGTATTTCGGAACGTGGTGCATATGATTGGATTCATATCGCAAAAGAGATTAGACAAAAGATGAAGGAATTGGCAGCAATTTGTACCCCTACTAAAGGTATTTACATTTGTATTGATGGAGTTGCCCCTGTAGCTAAAATGCTACAACAACGTTACCGTCGCTATAAGACAGTATATGAAAAGGAGGTAGAAAAGAAGGTATATGAGCGAAACGGGCAACCAATTCCGTTTCAATGGGATACGAATGCACTGACACCTTCTACGGAATTTATGGGTCATATCAATACTCTTTTTGCCGAAATTTCAAATGAGATGCGGGAAATGTATCCTCAATGCGAAATCTTTTACTCGGATAGCAATCAATCTGGCGAAGGTGAACATAAAATTATGACAAAGTTGCGTACGATTTCGTATGGCGAGGAGGATTCGATTGTGATTCATGGACTGGATGCAGATTTGATTTTTCTTAGTATGGGATTGGATAAAGATCGAATTTTTTTGATGCGCGAGAATGGCAATACGATTGGTTATCTAGATATTACAATGTTGAAGCAAAAATTATTTCTTGAAGTACAGAATTTGACAAAGTATCCATTGGAATCCAGTTCTGTTGAGAAGGACTTTATGGTGATCTCTTATTTTCTAGGAAATGATTTTTTGCCACAAGTATTTTCTTGTGATGTTATGGATTTGTCTAAACTATTATCTATTTATGCTAACATTTTGGAAAAGGGTAAGCGATATTTGGTAGAAAATGGAAAGATTCAGTGGACAGTTCTCCAACAATTGTGTGAAAAACTAAGTGAGACTGAGTACTACATGATTAAAAATAGAGTGAAGAAATATGTAGAAATGCGTATTTCCGATGATGAATTTGAAACACGATTGGATAAAGAGATCTTTTGGGAAAAACAACGTCCCCATACGGATGTATTGAAACTAGCGGAACCTGGTTGGAAAGATCGGTTCTATGAGTATTATTTCGAGTTTGCATCGAATAATTGGAATGAAAAGAACACCATGGTATTGAATTATCTAGAAGGTCTACAGTGGAATCTGGATTATTACCTATATGGTGTTAAAAACTGGATGTGGAATTATCGATATCATGCAGCCCCTTTCCTAGGAGATATCTTTCATTATCTACAAAAGCGCGGTACACAACAATTGGAAAGAAATTGTTATCAACTAGCAAAAGAAACAGTAAAGCCATCTGCTGTCCAACAACTATTGGTTGTCTTGCCACCACAAAGTATCCATTTGATTCCGAAACAGTACCAGTTTTTAATGAAAGACTATACTCGTTCTTCTATTATTGATTTGTTTCCGATTGGTTACGAACTAGAATTTTATTATAAACAAAGGGATTGGGAATATAAACCAAAGTTGCCTGATCTAGATTTCCATCGAATTGTCCAGGCTGTGAAGGAGGTGCCAATGTTATAATAAAAAGGATTTAACAATTTGACAATTACAGTAATACATAAAAATGCTTCGTTTACTCTTTGTGTTTGTAACGGCATACGCCTATCAACAAGATCTTGGTAAATTGCCAAACGGAAATACGTATGGGATCACTCTTGGACATCCAGGTGGTGCAACCAAAAAAGCGACTAGTTTCGCAAATGCATTTTATTCCTCTGGGCAGAAGTGGAATAAAGCATTTTGTCAGGCAGATACGGATGGAGATGGTCAGACCAATGGATTTGAGATGGGTGACCCATGCTGTGTTTGGTCCATTGGACAAACACCTATCATTACAACGGGGCTATCTGACCCAAATTCTTTTACATCAAAGACAACTAGACAGATGCCAAATTGTGTTAAACCAAATAGTATGAGCCAATTACAGATGTTACAATGCACCGTTTGTATCCAAGCACTCCAAAATGAGCTTAATAAACCATCGGACAATGCAATTGATTTTAGCCTATTGTCAGTAAAGTCATGTAAAGGTGCCACACAAGATGATCAACAGCAAGTAGTTTGTGTAAAGACTCTGATTGAAAATGCAGATCAACTCTTCAAAGATCAAAAAACCGGTGTCGCACCAACCCAATCTTGTACTAATCTAGGACTAACTTGTATGCCGGTCACTCAAGCACCTATGCCTACTACAGCTGCACCTATGCCCACTACAGCTGCACCTATGCCCACTACAGCTGCACCTATGCCCACTACGGCTGCACCTATACCTACCCCGCCGTTTCCTCCACGTTTGATTAAGCTGCCTGGTCCGGGAGTATGTACATGTGGAAAAGCTCGATATGATGTAGCATCGTGTGATTCAGATGAATGTTATAAAGCATGTGATCTAAGAAATACGGGTCATGGTATTTGTATTACAAAAAAGGCTGCTCTAGCGTCAACAGATCAGAATGTAACTCCTGTGGAAACACAAAGTAATATGTTGAAAGAGACAGATCTACTTTTGCCTGTTATGGTCACAATGATTTCAACATTAGCATTGGTTGGTCTTGTGTGGGGGGCTTCCCTCTTATGCAAAAATAGTAAAAGAGAGTACATTCTAGATGAAATGGATCAACCTTTTACTAGCTTGCCAGATGTAGAGTATACAGAAAAAGCATAATGTAATAACAAAGTAAAATAATTAGGGATATTTAGACAACAGGATAGTAACGATTGGTATTGGCATGCAATACCATATTCATGGTAACCATTTCATTCAATGATTTATCTTCAAATACACTTTGCATATATCGACTCGTTTTCATATTAGGAATCAAACAAGTCGATACAAACTTTTTATGCTGAAAGACATGGTATACATCCGGTTTATCGGTTTTGCATACCTGAAAGCTAGAAGTAGTATCAATCACAGCTGGATTGGGTTTTTGCATTACCTCAGGTTTTTGCATTACCTCAGGTTGTTGCATTACCTCAGGTTTTTGGATTACCTCAGGTTTTTGCATTATCTTAGGTTCTGTTTTTGCTTTAGGACTAACTATATCAATAATTTTTTCCTTAATGATTATCTTTGGTGTTTCTGCTCCAATCATTTTCTTTGACACATTTTCAAACAGAGACGGAGAAGGTAGTTTGGTAACAATCGGTACGTCACTAACAATTAGTTGGATAAGAGACAAATAGGGATCATATTGATAGAATCGAGAAAGATAGGTTGTTAACTCGGATCCAATAATTTTTTGAGAACCATGGTATCCTTCTGTAACATGAAAGGTAAGATTAGAATGAGAATCTGCAACAAGGCTCCCTACGAAGCATCGTTCCGAGCGAATCCAATCTAGACTCCATTTACCCAATATCGTGTGTTCCGAAGAGACATTTGGTAAATAAAGTTTGTGTCCATAGATCATACCAAAACCAGGAGACTCAACTGCTCGGTATAGTGTTTTGATACGTTCTAGAAAAGCCATGATATATTTTACTTACTTTCAATATGGTTTATATCAATTTTTATTAAAAAATCTTTTTATGGATTATTGCACGACTCGCAATACTTGATTACTAGAAACATCTTTAAGATGGGTTTTGGTACCATCTGTCCATTTTACGGTTACATCAATCTTTCCTTTGTAATTTCCTAATCCAAAATGGGCGATGGGTTCAGATTGACTCATCGCATTTCCACCATTTTCAATGATACGTTTGTATACTTTTTTACCAAATTTAATTTTTACTACAGCTCCACGATGGGGTGCTAATTCTTTTGTAAGAGGAAACACTCGTAAATATCGATTCTTTCTACTAATTAATGTAGATACTTTGAACCAGTTATTTCCTATAGCATTGGCATAACCTGCATTGGTATAGAGTTCCAGGAATCCATCTCCATCCATATCCATAGCAGAGGCAGATTCGTAAAAATAGCTATCACGAGGGGAATAATAACTGTTGTTATAGGCTTGTCCAACATTGACTGCTTCAATGTTTTTTTCATCATGGACTTTATAGAGTGTATTATAAATGTATCCATTGGCAAAATAGATTTCATCTTTCCCATCATTGTCAAAATCCGCAACAACAACACAGGTTGTATAGCCTCCTTCAAATGCAAATCGATTAAGGTATTTACCTTTTTGGAAAAGATACATATAACCTACTTGTGCCCAATTTCCAAATACAAATCCATAGATTCCTTTTTCCGGATTAACATTTACAAATGCAGCAGAAGTAGTATTCATTTTTGTCGTATCAAACCATGGATAGATCACTAGTTTTTCATTAGAAAGCGTAAAATAGGATTGTTCAAAGGTATCTTCTGGATCACGTTTTTTTTTAGTGTCTCCATGAAGAATCAAACCATCTATACCTTTAATTAATCCCTTCATATTCATGATACTCCTGCTATAAAATTTTTTGACACGATTTGGATCATATTGTACAAAATCATAGTCAGGTTCTAAGGTAGATGTATAATAATTCCATTTCATTAAATAAGGCGGATCAGTCATGTTTCCAACTAAAAATCCTTGTGGCACTACTGTCACTGACCCATTTTGATGGGTAGAAGGATTCTTGAATTTTTTTACTTGCCATATTTTTTCAGAAGGATCATAATAAAATAGGCTCATTTGTTTTTTATTAAACTGATTATGTGTTACTAAAATGTGTTCATATCCACTGCGCGTTAGGTCCGATGCAGCAAATGCATAACTATTTTCGATTTGAATTAAGTTTTTATATTTAGGTTGAGTAATCTTTACATAGGATAAATAAGTGTTTTTTGGGGTATAATAGGTAATGGTAGTTGGTATTTTAAAGCTTCCTAATGCAACGAAATAAAGATTTTTATCCGGAGTATCAGAACCATCTAGATAAACAAAACCTTGACCTGTTGTATATAAACGATATTTGGTATCTACAAATGGTGACCAAGATGTAAACATCCTATTACTAATAGAAGATATAAAAAATCATTTATATCTTTCATTTTTGTAAATTATCTAGTAACACAAGGGCATGTTGAATTTTTGTGATTTTCATTCTATAAAAGAAATGATATTTTTTAGCTAGTTCTTCCCTAGAAACCACCCCACTACCTAGATGAAAAGACTCATTTGTAATCTGGTATAAAATTCCACCGTAATGGATTTCTTTAGAAAGTACTAGTTTATCTACCAAATACACAAAACCACCAACTTGTAAATCATTCATCCGATTTTCTGGAATGTAATAGTAGGGTTCTAGTTTTTTTCCATATAAAAGTGGTATATCTAAATGGAATAATAAAGAAGATGTTACATTCATTGTAAATTCATTACGTTGCTATTACTATTAGAATTTTGTTTAGATTCCTTTAGACAAGGCTCAGTATCAATGTTTTTAATAAAATACTTAGTGGCTTCACATGGTTCATAGTTAAGATATTGAAAGAGTTGAACATCTTCTCGGATTATTTTTTTAAGATGAATGGAATAGAATTTATTTAGTTCTGTCGTAAAGGTAACATAACAGGAGTCTGCCTTATAAATTGGAGTTTTGAGTGCTTCTCCGACATCTTCTATTTTTGTAATAGGCTTACCATTGATTTCACGGATGACATCACCTGCTTGTAAAATATTATCGATTTTAACAGAAGAAGGTAATATTTTTGTAATGATTACTACACTGCGATCTAGTTTATTAATATAATTATAAAACAAGTGTTGGAAATCTTTCATCATGATATGGTTCATACTAAGGTTCATCATGACAATTCCACCAAATGATATATATTTTACTTCATCATAAGGAGGATAAAATTTCCATATCTTAAAAATCGATTTAGCAGAAACAATAGGAACTGTTTTTTTAACTAGTTTACCAATAATTTTATATTCCTTACGGGTTTCTACTGTACCGGTTACATTTTTTAACCAATCTGATAGAGTATTAATCATGAACCCACCATTTTGTTTTTGTTCTAGTATGGTATAATATTGAACGTTAATAGTATATTGCGTTAATGCTAGTCGGTTAAAAACTTCAGTGTGACTTACTTTTTCACGATTCCAAGGAACACTGCATTCGCCGTGGTTATCAATATCAAAATCCTCAATCTTACATAAAATATCACCATCTTTAGCAGGATCTTCTCCGATCTTTAATGGAGAGTTATCAAATACTCTAGTCATTTGGATACCAGTAGGACAGGTTGTGCCGTAATAGTCCATTATTTCTTTTGTACAATCATCTACTAAGATACCTAGAGAGAAGTTTTCAATGCGAACAACATCATTTTTGATATAGGAAACAATGGATGAGTTTTTAGAAGATAAAGGTTTTGATTTTTTAGAAAACATTCTTTCCTTTAGGTTCGAGTAGATATTGATTGGATTAGCATATCCAATACCTTCTGTTCCTATTTGAACAATTTTTGCAGTATTAATACCAATTACTTTATCTTCATATATGAGCGGTCCACCACTATTACCGGGATTAATGGATGCATCGATTTGGATATAAGTATCTTGGATACCACTAACAATGCCTTTTGTAATTTTTAGTTTATCTTGACCGAGTGGATAACCGATTGCTAAAACCTCTTTTCCAATTTTGATTTTATCACTATCACCAATTTCTAGGAAATTAGTCTTTTCTTTTATCTTAATTTTAATGATCGCTATGTCCATTTCTGGAAAAATGGAAACAATGGATGCGGGGATTCGTTTCTGACCAGACTTTGGCAAGGTAACAAATAAATGGATGGCTTGATTGATCACATGGAAACAGGTTAATATATGTCCTTGATTATCAATTAGGAATCCCGTACCACTCCCAGTAGGAGCTCGTGATTTAACAAATGGTACGGTCCAGTCATATTGGATCATATTGGCTTCAATGCGTACAACACTATCGTATATTTTATTGATTGAACTATTATCCATCTACTTAATATAATTAAAGAATTAAAAACAGGAATCTATAAAAAAAAGATATTCTAATAGTAGATACGAATTATGCCAGTTACTCTGTCGAAATTTTGTACATACGTATCACTTCTGGTGCTAATTGGTACATTATTATATTTTAAGCATAAAAAAGAACAGGAAAAAACAAAGGAACCTTTTGCAAATGCTGCATTTCGTGTAAAAGTTACTTCGGGACCTTCTGTTAGTTTATTTGCAAATTCAACTGATTTATTAGCAAACCTAGCTGCTGCGAATAAAAAAAACAATGCCATGTATTTGGCATTGATTAAAGTAGATGGAACTCCTCGTATTATCAATAGTTATTCGGAAAATGATAATGAACTCTTTCTAAAAGATCTAGAAGTATATGTAGACAAAGCTAAATTACTTAGTGATAAATATATCATGCTTTTTTCAAAAGGATCACCGTATACTAAGCTTTCTTCCGAAAATAAGGATTTCATTAAAAATAAGTTAAAGGCAGAAAAGATTATGGAGGTATCCGCTGCTCAACCTTATATCCTTATTTATGATCCGGTAGATGATAATGTTCGCACTGAATTAACCGGTGTCAACGGAGAATCAATTACCTATGATAATACTTTATATTCCACTAAACGTGATGTCGCATACAATAAGGATGGATTGATGGTAAGTGGTTTACAGTGTTACTTAGATGCTACTAGAAAAGAATCGTATGAGCCAAGTTTTGGAAAAGTATGGAAAGACATTAGTGGAAAAGGTCGTCATTTTCAATGGGAAAAGCAACCGCTACATGCGGATGGAAAGTTTCTTCATACAAGTCCAGTAGGAGGAACTGCATTTGGACCCAAATGTAATACGTTTGAGTTAGGAGATGGTTCAAATGGATATGCAGTTGTGATTTGTGCAAAAACCAATAGTATGCAATATGGACATGCATTTGTAGCACAAGGTGTACCAAACTTTTATGGTATTCAAGCCCATATTCCTTGGCCAAATGAATGGGTCTATTTTGATCAAGGATGGCCTTATGCCGGGGAAAATATCAATCGTATAGATGCTTATGTTGGTCCCTGCAGTACAATGTGCATTTGGGCATTTGTTCGTGATTATGATGGTACTATGAAAATCTATAAGGATGGTTCACTTATTGTGCAGAGTCAACCGGGCAGTGCAAGTAATTACCCACTTAATCTAAAGGATGTGCCCTGGGAGATCTCTAGAAATTTAGATTCTAACATGAGCAAGTTTATGATTTATAACACCTTTTTGACACAAGAAGATGTTAGCACGATGACCAAGTGGATCCAAACTGATGAAGCTAAACAAAGAGAGCTTCGTATGACTGCACAAGAAAAGAATGTACCTGACACCATTCCTGTCCGATTAGGTCTACAGCTCTTTTTAGATACGAACAATTATACAGATGGCAGTAAAGAATGGAAAGATCAAAGTGGCAATGGATATGATTTTACATGGAACTCTCCTCCAAAAATAGAAAGCAAAAGCTTTCTTCTCAATGGTGAATATGCCTTATCAAATAAAGGTAGTCGCTTATTAAACATTGATAATAGAGATAACTATACCATTTGTTGGATTGCTAAGACAAATACCCTTAGTGTCAACAGTGTGTTTAAGGTTAAGGGTAATCATTCAGGTAAAAGAGCCATTTTTTGTCACCCTACATGGGTTAATAACTTTATCTATTTTGATCAAGCTGGTTGTTGTGATGAGAATTCACAGCGTGTTTATGCAAGTGTAGACAAGTATTCTAGCGATTATGCATTTTACTGTTTACGAAAGACTGGAACGGAACGTGCTATCTTTATTAACGGTACAAAAATTACTGCTCGTCAGGGCGGCGCACCGATTAATGTCAATCTTGAACAAATGATTATTGGTCGTGATTTGGAAGATGGATATACATGGTTTGCTAACTTGAGAACTTTCATGGTATACAATCGTGATTTAACGGAGGTAGAAATGAATAAATTATATGGAAAGTTATTTTCTCGTTATGAGTTTGGAAGATATAGCTATGAAGCTGCTGATTTGTTTTGCAGAAAACAAGGAAAGAAATTATGTAAAACGGGAGATTATTGTACAAATGGTAAACCATCTTATACAATGGATGAAGCAGACAAATGGGCACCATTAGGTGATTATCCAGATGGTTGGATCCAATTAGGAAAGAATGGAGACACCTGTAAATCGTTTAAACAAAAATGTCAAATCAAAAAAGATTCTTCGTGTGATCCAAATGATGCTCCTACATGGTCAAATAAAGCGGATCGGGAGGTAGCAATTTTATGTTGTGATACTAAGTATCAACCATTGATTATTAACGCTATCTATATGGAAGGAAGTGATCCGAATGTCCATCGCAATAAACTAACCTTTTTTCGCGAAAAGTCCTATCAATCAATCCGTCCAGATGAAGTATCTAAAGTAGAATCTATCCAAAAATTTAAAGGATTAACCACTCATTTTGCAAATGGAAACATTGATGCCATTGTTCAACGCGATGCAAAAACAAGTCTTTGGTTTCGAGACAAATATTTGATGGTATATGATGGAGTCAAACAAGTTGGTACAGAAACAACTATAAAAGAGTACTTTAATAAGCTACCCGATGATTTCAATGATGGATTTATTGATGCCATTGCCTCTCTTGGATTTGGTAGACAGTATGTCTTTTTTAAGAAAACTCGTTATTGCATGGTTGACATGACGACAAATACAGCAGTAACATCTGGTTTCATTGCAGAGAAGTATAAAGCCATGCCAAAAGAATTTACCTTGGGATTTTTTGATTGTGCGATGTGGTCTGGTGGAAGCACCTCTTATATCATGAAAAATGATAAGTTAATCCAATTTGACTTTTCTAATAATACTATGATTAAAGGACCAATTCTATTGACTACTGTATGGGAAACATTGTTACCACCATTTACACCTAGACAAAGTGTATGTGGCGTATATGAAAAAATTATGAATATGTATAAAGATGGAGATGAACGAAAAGCGTATTGGAAGGCAAAGTATTACAATGAATGTAAACGAATAGCAAAGACAGAATATGAAGTTAATATAGAAAACTACAAAAAATTAGTTATAAAATATAAGACAGATTATAACAAAGAACATACCGATCGTAAGAAGATTGAAATGGAGATTGCTGCCTATCAAAAGAAGTTAAACGAAAAGAAGAATGAATACAAGAAACATGAACAAAACTATTTAGACATTAAAATGAAGCCCTGTAAAAAGGATGATGTTTGCTCAGATAAAAAGGTAAGAGTACCAACCTGTAAGACTCCTCCTGCAATTCCTAAAAAAGATGGCAAGAAGAAGCAAGTTATTATACATGAAATGGATCAAAACAAAATGGAACAGAAGTTTTATGAAATGAACAGTGCTAATATGGAGAACTGCTATTATGATCCAAATGTAGGAAAGAAATTCAAAGATGGATTCAACTTCTTTAAGCATCCGAAATCAAAAGAATATGTAGAAGCAAAAAAAGTTAAGACAATTCGTGATTTTGATATCAAGGATTATCCTGAGTATGACAAATATATCCAAAAAGACAAAATACCTAAACAAAGAACGGCTAGTGACTTTAAGATTGAAGACCACCCAGATTATATTAAATATACTAAAAAGAAGGCTACAGAAATGGTTGCCTCTGACTCTTCTGCCCCTGCTTCTGCT